TGTGAAATAGTATCGCAGTTCCTCTAAAAATTGAAATTCTTTTTATCAACTAACAAATAAGTATTCAACAACTAACAACTTAAAAAAATGAATACCAATACTGATCCCAAAACTCAAGAGAATTCTCCATATTCATCAGATGATGAGAAATATCCAAATGAAATTATGTATGCGATTGATCCCGCCAAATTAATTCCGGAACATTTAATCCAACAAGCAACGGTTCGTTGCCAGAAATGCCATCTGCATCAAAATTTAAGCCAAGAAATGGCTGATTCCGACAATCTTACTATAAAATATAGCCCTGATAATACTTTTGGCAAGTATATTGCTAAGTCTTGCTTTTCCGAAAAATGCCGCAAATTACAGCGCGAAGAACTAGAAATTGAAATGGAGTGGGCTAGGTTAAAAAGAATAGACAGACAGGTTATGACAGTTTTGGATATGCCAGATCCATTTTCCAAAGAAGAAAGAGAAAAAGTATTAAATAAATAAACAAAAAGGTTAAAATATAAAATATAAAATATAAAATATAAAATTTTTTATTGAAAAGGCACTTCGTAATAGGATCATAAGGCGTAAGCATAGCTGAATACCATTGGTCCAAAGGGACTGGCGTTGCTTCCTTAGAAAAAATTGAAAATCATTTCCTCTAATTATCAATAAGTATTCTTATATTCAACAACATCCGTTTCTAAAATGTTCTCCAATACTAACAATATGACTGCTGTTATTTCTAACAGAAATGCATTATCTTTATTCAAAGATTTATGCACAAATACAAATATAGATACAGATATTTATAAAAATTCCCAGATAGCCGCATTGATTATAGGTGCAATTTGCGTCTACTTGATTGCGGACCATGTTGCCCAAGTTATTTGCGAAAAAATAGAAGCCAGACAAGCCAAGATGCAATCCATTCTAAGAGAAGATTTGAATTACCGTGATGCAGAGCTAAATGCATTGTTAAAAGAGAATATAAAGTTGAAAGCAGAAATAGATTTCTTAAAAGAGACAAACTTAAAGGACACAAACAAGGAAAACAAAGAGTCAACTAAACAAAAAATAATTCAGTGCGACAAGTGCTACAACGAATATGCGGCAGAAAATATTCAAACAAGCTACTTTATTCAAAAAATCAGACAGCAATATTGTAATGAATGCTTCAATAAAATGAACAAAGACCACTGCATTAAAAAGTCCCAGTCAGATAGCCATTTCAGATACATCAATTAATTAAGGAAACCATAATTGTTAGTAAATTAAAATCAATAAAAAATTATTTTTTTATTTTTATTTTTATTTTTATATATAATTTATAATCTATGCCTGATACATGCTCTTATATGTTTCTAAGTTATTAATTTGTCTCACCTCTCCAGTAGCAACTCTAACGGCTAATCCAACTTGTTCATTTTGATAGCAAACTGTAATTCTGGATTCTTCTGCTCCAATTCGAATACCCCACAAACTATGTTTAACTTGTTTGTATTTAAAGACATCATATTTTCTCATGTATCCCATCCATTTTCCAGATAAAGGATCTTTTTTATCTTCTCTAAATAAGTTACTTGTATCGAATCCGCGACCTCTCAGATGCTGAGCAAAATCAACCCTTATTGTGGCTACTACATCATCTTTATTTTCTTTTTCACATGGATAGAATGCAGAGACAATGACTGGAACCTTTTTCGTTTTTCCGGCAATTCTTTGAGAAAGTTTTGTATCCCCATTATTGGTGCATCCTAATTGCAATAGCATTCTTTGTGCAATTTCTAATGAATATCCTTCTGGATTAGGCAACCCGCCTCCCAAAGAAATAGGCAATTCAGCATTCGCAGTAAGAATATTTTTTATTCTGTATTTTGGTGGATCAGATTTGGGCACTTTACGAGATATCCAATCATTATTCAAATATTCATCAACAGATATTCTACCATCTAGAAATAACAAGGTTTTTAAATGTCCATAAATTTGGATGCGCTGAAATTCATGATATGTTTGTTCAAAATGCGCCGGTCTTAAGATTGCTTGTGCATATGCATTAAATGTAATACGTTTTCGGTAATCATGTGTCGCAAAAACTCTATCATGGCATTTCCACTCAGTAGATCGGGTGCTAGTTTGATCATGAGTAATAATAACTACCTGATCTTTTGGAATGCGATCCCAAAAGTCTTTATTGCTCCATTCGATTTGAGTTATCAATACATTCTTCAACCCTTTCAAATTTTTGTTCGTTTTTACATCATGCTTGTCAGCATAAATATATACCCCTTCAAGCTCTCTTACATTATGAACATTTTTTAAAAATTCATAGATTGCTTTGCAAGATTGTGTAGTATCCGCATCCGCATCCGTATCCATATCATCATCATCATCTCCGTTTTTGTAACTGACACGTAAGACAATGATGTTTCTGGATTTGATATTTTTTATTTTTGCGGATAAATCAGTAATTTTATTAGCGTCTTCGTCGTCTTCTGCGTCTGCCAGAGCAAGTTTTAATCTGGAAATATCTCTGTCATATTTTTTTACACATTTTTTTGCATTATCAACAATTTCTTTCCCTTGTTCTGTTAGACAAATACTAGTGCTGCTAATGACATCAAAGAATGGCATTGCATCAGTTACAAGCCCCTCATCCAAGTATTTTTTTGCCCCGCAGTATCCTGGAGGAGGATCATATCGCTTCACTATTCCAGTCTCGTAAATGTCAGAAACAATTGTATTTGCTACAGCTTCAGTAGTTGAAATTTCTTTGGAGTATAGCAGTTCTTCTGGGGTCGCGCTATACAAAATATGAATAATATTAGGATAATCGCGAAATTGTGCGTATATTTGAGCAAGAGACTGGTGTTCGCCTGTGCCATAATCGCATTCATCCCAATGAATAATAATTGCGATATTTGGCAACATATGATCGCTGATAAAATCGATAGCTTCACGCTGTTTTTTTTTATCGTAAATTGAAAAGACAGTTATGCCATGATTTTCTAATTCAGTGCGTTGACTTTCGTCTGCTTTTCTATGAAACGCCGAAATAAATATATGTATTCTATTAGAATTATTAATATCACGCACCGCGATATATTCCACGATTTCTCTTTTACCTACCTTTACTTGACCATGAATAAGAATCTTGAGATTGTTACGTTCATTGATGATTGGTGTAATTTCTCCTCTTACAAAACGCGTCATATAAGATCTATAATGTTCAAATTGGTCAACAGACCAAGGTTTTGAAGGTTCTTCAATAATAAAACTCATTTTTGATTAAGATATGTTAGATAATACTAATACTTAATCATAGTAATATAATTTCAATTTTTTTATTTTTAAATAAAAAAAAGGTTTACTCTTTATTTATAGAGTTTTACGATCCTTATTGGCAACCCTTTTATAAAATATCTATTCTATCTATTATAAACGCAAAATTACTTCTAATATTTGTGAAGAAAGCTGTTTCAAAGTGTTCATTGGGATGAATTTGCGCTTGTCAGCGAAGACAACGTTGTCATTAATGATTTCAATTCTTCTTCCAACTGGGCGAAAAGGCTCTCCTGTTGTTTCTGAGATTTTGATTTGATCGTCCGGCTGCTGCGTTGTGTATAAGCCTGTCTCTATACAATAAATTGGATCCGAAACTATTTTGGCGAGAATACATGATTTTTGACCTTTGAATGGAATGATTACCATGTCGCCTATCTTCATATTTTCGACAAACTGGATGTCTTGCTGATTGGCTTCTGTATTATATTTTCCGTCTAGAACATTATTCCTACATGTAGATATGTGTCCGAATGGACATGATATAAAATTTTTCTCTATAATGACTTGCCTCATTTGTTTTTGATCCGTATTCGCATACGGATTTTGACGAAGAGACCATAATTGAGTGCTCATAGTTATTAGCTTTTAAAAATTTAAAATATGTAACCGTATAAGAATAATGTCTTTTTAAGATAGAATGTAAAGTATTTCAATTTTTTTAAAAAAAATGACAAAAATACACACACTAAAAAATTTATTTTTAAAGGCTAGTGCATATGAAATAGTAAAGCATATTTTGGCTTTAGCTTCGCAAAACTTTTATAGCGAACATGGTAAAAGTGGAATTTTTAGTGACATCAAATTTACATATAAATTAAAAAAAATTGAAATACTTTATTGCTAGTATATGAGTAGTATATTTCCAAAAGCTAAACCGTTTTAAAAACTCTTATAACAATGCAAAGCAATAACAACAACGCTTCTAAAAAATTAAATAATACCCCTGTCTATAAAACCTTTTGCAAGGTGTGCCAGGACTCAGGTAAGTTAATATCTGAATATACTAACCACAATGTGCGTGATAGGTCCGGAAAAACGGTGTGCCCCACACTCTTAGCCCAAGAATGTCGCAATTGCTACCAGAGAGGCCATACAGTCAAATACTGCCGCCTACTCAAAGCCACTCCAGAACCAGTAACAAAACCAGCAGCAAAACCAGTAACAAAAGCGAAACCAATGCCGAAGAACGTCTTCATGGTCTTCGATGAAAGCGATAGCGAAGAAGAGAAGGAGGCAATTCAACAAGAAGACACTCAGTTCCCAGCATTAAAAGCCGCAACATTACAAGCCTCAAAGAAGCCAGTGCTGAACTACGGAACCATCATAGATCAAGTAAATGATCCAGAATTTGCGCGAGCATTAGCAGAAGCAAAAGCGAAGTCAAAAGCGCTAGCGGAAGCACAAGCATTAGCAGAAGAGAAAGCAAAAGCACAAGCGATAGCAGAAGCAAAACGCAAGCAAGAAGCAGAAGCAAGAGATGCACGCATCAAAGCAAATGCAGGCAAGAAATTTAGCTGGGCAGATGCGGAGTCAGACTCGGAAGGATCTGAAGACGAAGAGGAATATGTTGCGCCAAAGAAGGTAGTGCAAAAGCAGCAGATCGAAGACAACAGCGCCTGGTAATTAAATTAAAACGACCAACCAAAACAAATATAATAGTAGTAGTAGTAGATAGATAGCTAGCTAGTATAGATTTAAATTAAAAATAATTAAATATATAAAAAATAAATAAAAAATAAAAAATAAAAGGGGTTGCCAATAAGGATCGTAAAATCTTGTCTATAGCTCATAAGAGCGGGCAAGATGATCCCCTTTTTTTTCTATCTCCGCTTCTATAGATTTGGCTCAATCTTTATTAAAGGTTGATTTTTTTCCTTGCAAGAAATCCTTAAGTCCATGAACAGCCTGCACCTCATTATATTCTGATTTACTAACCTCAGAATTAACAATGTTGCTTTCATATGTGTAATGTTTGTCCCATGAACTAACAGTAGTTTTTCTATGCCGATGTCTTCGATGTTTTCGCCTACTAAAGCTACTATCCTTTTTTTCCTTATTCTTTAACATTTTGTTTGTATGTCTTTTAGATCTATGCCTTCTTTTAGATTGCATTTTTTTGTTAGTTGTCATTTATCTTACTATATGTTGTGAAAAAAATGTGTCTAATATTATAGATCCATTCGCAAAAGATCATAAATGACCAAAGTTCACTTAGCCATCGATTATAAAAGCCTTTTCTAAGAGTTAAGTTTTTAAATGATTTTAAGTTATTAAACGAAGCAACATTGTTAAACGAAGAAACATTATTAAATCGATGCAGCCGCATTTAATATAATATACATAGCAAAGATAACGCTTTTATGAACTAATTTCACCTTGTATTTTATTTATTTGCACAAGGCTTTGTGATCTATTATATAAAATATATGCAGTAGAAATTGCAAATAATATTAAATCACACGATCCTCTAATAAATAATGGCTTATCATATCTCATTTGGCTATATGTAATCCACAATGATGATGAGACCATATTCATAATAGAGAATATTAATGAATAAGGATTTGTAGATTTTTTGGTGTATAATAAATACATAAAAATAAATCTTCCTGATACTGAAATAGCAGTAGCAGAATATGCGATTACTAATTCATTTGGCATCGTTCTATATTTCTATTTTATATCTTTATATCTTTATATCTTTTTACACTTTTGGAAATTTCATAACTTGTGAGAATGCCGACTTTAATATTTTGTCAGTTAATAGGGTGTTCCATCTTCGTGTTCAAAATGAATCTTTGAGATAATACTAATTTGCTCTATTTTATCTTCTTTTTTAAATTTATTATTGTTACTTTTTAAAATCACTATTTTACTATATATTTCAACCATTTCATTTTCATCAATTTTTTCAATACATTTTTCTTCATATGAAAATTGTAATCCATTAAATATTATATTATTCATTATAGTATAATATACCATAATTTCTTTATATCATTTTTATTAATAATCAGCGTTTTCACAAGTTATGAAATGTCCAAAGGTGTAAAAAGCCTAGGTCGTCTTTAACGAAGTAAAAGTCTTATCCAAAGACATTCTCTTTAGAATAGATAATTATTTTTATACCGATGATAAACATCAACCATTTCCGAATTAATAGGTAACAAAGTCGCATCCTCCCCCACAAACAAAAAGAGCGCCGAGCTAGCCGGGAGCCGAATTCGTTTCCGAATAACATAAATGAATTGACCAATTGTAATATCATGTGGCACCAAATATTTATGTTTATCAATTTCAGGACAACTAACATCATGTCTATTTTTCTCACAAATGACAGGAATACGATCCGGATATCTCTTCATGATTTTCGTAGCTTCCGTATTTCTTTCAAAAAAAGAATATTTATCGATAAATTTCTTGTCTGAAAGAAACATAATTTAAATATAATAGATAAATTATATTTAAATATTTAATTATTTGTTTTATTTAAATGCATTTGCGATCTTTTGAAACCAAGGTGCTTCAGTAATAAACATCTTCCACTTTGCAGTAACTAACAAAATCCACCCGAATAAGAAGAATAACAACTTTGTTTCAGCGGACATGGGACCAGATTTGATAATAGGATGGAAATAATAGATCAATAGAACGGACATGGAAACAACAAAGATGAACTCAGTTCGCTCTTTCCAATAAACCAAATTCGCATCATATTTGTCAAAAGAAGTATCTGTATGAGCTAACACTAAATGCCCTAAAGCGGCGGCAACAAAAACACATTTAATGATAATTAAAAACAAGACATAAAAGTCCAATCCAGTATCAAGTTTTAATTCAAACATTATATAATATATTATATTTAGATAATTTTTGTCTCAGCTTTTTATACAAAACATATAAAATGAATTACACTCCTTTAAATGAAGCTTACAATATTCATCATGTCAAATCACATTCTTATACTCAACCAATTATATATAGTAGCAATTGTATTTTTTGCCAAAACAAAGACACAACCGCTCTAATGTTGAATCAAGATAATGGGGCATTTAGACATTGTAATAATCGAAGTTGTAGAAAAAATTTCAGAGCGGAAATTCTGAGCAAGCCGATTGACAATTACATACAATCAACAACCCACTTAAGGGGCACCAATTAAACTTTACCAATCCAGAATTTATTTTTAATCATAATAAACATGATATAAGCTAAAACGAGTAAATTAATAATGACAATAATAGGGACATTATTTATATTTCCTCGAATATAATTGTGAGTCTGCTGTGCTTTCAAATCATTGCGCTCTCCAAATCGCAAAATAAGCAATGCAATAGAAATAAGAGACAAAATCAAAATGCAGCTAGTGTTAGAGAAAATTGCCATGAGAACTTCATTATTCAATATGGCAAGTATCACGGTAATAATTAACGAAGCATAAATGGCATTCGATGGCGATCCATGTGTATTCGTTTGCGACCAAAAATCGGAAAAGGCAATCTTCTTATCACGACCCAATCCTTGCATAAATTTGGTGGCCGACATGACCGATAAGAAGGCAGTATTAAACATGATAATGGCGCCTACAATAAATACAATATTGGCAACCATTTTGTTAGTTAAGACTTCATATAGCTTGGTAATAATATTAAAAGTAGTGCTTGCTGTTTTAAAATGTAAGACACACAAGCCTGAAATAATAATGGCAATATAGATAAGTGTTGTAATGCTTATCGATGCAATCAATGCAATCTTATTGTTTTCAGGATCAGCAGATTCATCGCTAATTTTGACCAAAAAGTCGTAGCCATTGAATAAGAATAAAGATAGAACAGAGGATAAAACAAATGAATCCCATGGCATATCAGGTGCCGCAAAAGTTCCCTCATAACTAACAAACTTTGCACTAAATGCGATAATTGATCCAAGAATTAGGATCATGGCAACAGAAATGGTGTTAGCTACTACTTTGGATGTTTCAATTCCCATATAGTTGATGAAACTCATGAGAAAAAGCAGGAAAATAGAGAATGCTTTCTGATTCATTGGTGAAAATTGAAAGGAAGAAAGAAGAGGAGAAGAACTCAAATATTTAGAAATAGAAATCACGATAGTGACTCCAGAGAAAATGGCAAAGAAATATGTTAGATAGAGCATAATTTGGCCCATATTTTCACCGAGTGTGGCTTGAACAGCGAGATATTCAGTAATGCTAGATTTATAACGACTGTATATTTCAATATAACAGAAACCCATAATAAGACTAATAGTGGCGACAACTAACAAGGCCAGAAGAGACTGATTGCCGCCATATTTAATAGATTTGCCTAAAATGACAAAAATGCCTGCACCGACAATGTTGGCGAGACCCATTAAAATAAGATCGAATAAAGTTAGAGTTCCTTTGCTCATAATGATTATATATATTAATTAGAATATAATCAATTAATATCTTTTGTTAGTTTGAATCTAAACCAACCTAACAAATAAACAATTAAAATAACCAAAACAAAAATATCTTAGAATATTAAGATGACAACTCAAATAATAAAGGCAACCAATAAAATCTATAAAGAAGTATATAATCAAATATATAATCAAATATATAACGAAGTAAATATCAAATCTGTGCCATATTTAATCATACTCTTTTTAACATTCATGATCCTATTTGGTTGCACAAATATAACAATATCTGCAGCAGACAATCTTTCTTATACTTTGTTAGTTGTCATACTAACAATAAACCAATTATTACTTTATTATAACCATAATCATTACAAAATTTACATTATTTTAACTTCTATTTTAATGACTTTTGCATTACTATATGTAATATATATTAAACGCATTTATGATAAAGAGATGCAAGTAATAATCGAACTAAAAGATAAAGATATCATTGAAGATACCAAAATATCTTGTTGGAGCTAACAAATATATAATGAAATATGAAATAATATATTTAGCCTTAAAACAACTTAAAGAGAAGCCGGCTATATAATATGTAGGGGGACAAATGATATTATATAAGCCCACAGCTTTGTAATCATTTATTCTTCCGCATTTAGTTTCTTTACAGCAATCCAACTTAAAACCGATTTTAGTCAAAATTATCTTTTAAAAAGAAACTAGCAACAAGGGACAAGCGGAGCGATTAGGACAAGCAGAGCAGAAGATCAAGAGCGGAAAAAGAAGAGTAGGTATAGCAGTAGAAAGGGTATAGCAGTAGAAAAGGGTATATAGCAAATAGGGTTTTAATCGACCCAACAAAAAAAGGGATACAGCAACAAGTTGCAAGACGAACTAAGTCACAAGATGATAATAAGTCTTAAGATGAGCAAGATCTTGTATAATAGTATCCACACAGCAAACCACCAAAAATTAAACGATTATCGATTTGTGCTTTATTAATCTAGACTTATGTGTTAAATCACATAGTGAAGATATAAAGACGACAAAGCATAGCATTCTTTTCATTAAGACATGCATATTATTAAATTTATTATTTGTAGCCAGTCTTATTTATTAAGACAAACTTTTTCAAGTGGTCTTATGGTGTAGTGGTTAGCACTCGAGACTTTGAATCTCGCATCCTGGGTTCGAATCCCAGTAAGACCTATTTTTAATTAATAAATAATTCAAAAACTTATTTATTAATCTAATTGATCAATTACTTTAAGCAATAAAATATGCAATTATTATATAAGAAAAATGATAAATTCAAATGAAGGGTATAATGAAGGGTATGAAGAAGAGCATAATAATAAAAGAAAACAATATGATTCAGAAAGTGATTCAGAGAATTCCCAAGGAATGGGTTTTAAAAACTGGATTGACGTTGATTCATCATTAGATCCAGATGATACAAATTTTGTAAAAAGAGTAAAACATGCTGTTAAAGAAAATGTATTAAAACCAGCAGATAGAATTGTTACTGGTTTTAGAAGAGGATGGAGAAATTGGAGAGCGAATCCTAATGACCCTAAGAATATAAAAAAACAAATAGAACATTTAGATCAAATTGGTAAAACAAGAACAGCTCTTCTTCAAGCAAAAGGTGAGAGTGAAATAGGATTTTTTTCAATACTAAACTCTAAAACTCCATCTGGAACGGTATATGACAACATAGTAAGCGGTGAAGACCCTAAGCCTTTACGCAAAGTTACAAATTTTTTAAATATTAAACCTATGAAAGAAATTTATGTAGTAAAAGTTATGGTAGATGGTGTCCAAAAAATAATTATATTAGCATTTTATACATCTATCAGTGCAATAGAAGATGGCGCAAACCCAAATATAGTCCGTATTTTAGAAAATAAAATGCCATTTGCAATTATAAAAAAAGATGGAAGACTAGAAGAAATCGCGGGACCAGTAGGGTTTCTTAATTTATCTGAAAATAATTTTGACTTGATAGAAGAAGTTTCAAGGTTTTTTGATGAAACAACTGGCGAAGATGATGAAAATAGATCATGGGAATGGAATCCAGAAACAGCTGAATGGTTAACAGAAATTGCTGTTATGCACTCTATAAAAAAATTGTTGCAAACTTTAGGATATGAAAATTATGACGAAGAATCACTACAATTATTTTCATGGAATCCTAATGAATATACTGGAGAAAATATAGAGAATTTAAAGAGAAATTTTCCAAAAGAACCACTTGCAGTTATTACCGATTTTACAATTGATTCTACTTCTCCAAATGGACATCAAATTTTAGCAAATTTGATGGGACAATTACACCTACCCCCATCAAAAGAACAATTAGAAGCATATAAAATGGCAAATAGAAGAGCAAAAGGTGCACTTATGGCTAAAAATATTGAAACAAATATCAAATCATTAGCAGAAAAAGGCGGTTCTAAAACCAAAAAGAAAAGATCTAAAAGAAATAAAAAGACAAAGAAACGCATGAACAAAAAAACAAATAAACGCAGAAAGCATAGATCTAACAAATCAAAAAAGAAAAGATAAAATTACAATCTTCTAGATTTTCTCTTTCGTCGAGATTTTCTCTTTCGTCGAGATCTTTTACCACCTGAAATAGAAGACGCACTACTAGTGAAATAAACAGATGAAACTTTATTTTCATTTGTTAGTTGCAATTGATCTAACAAGCCAGAAACAGTTATAGATCTATTATCATTTGTTAAAGTAATCTTTGTATTTTTAGATATACCATTTGGCTGCAGATACAAAGTAAAAATGTATCTATGTATTCCAGATCCAGGTGGTGGATGCGGTCCTCTATAATCTAACAAAGGCTCAAAAGAGTCAGTATTTGTTAGTTGTATATTATTAATAATCCAATGAATAACATTATGATTATCATTTACTGCATCAGGATCATGCATAATTAATGTATAATATTTTCCTTTTTCCAATAAATTGCCAAAATCAATTCTAGGTGCAGATGCGGTAGCCTTCTTAGATAAATATAATCCACTATTTTTGTTAGATATTATAGATTTATTAGAATACACAATGTTCATTTAATATAAACTAACAAAATACATAAAAGAGAATTATAATATATATTGTAAAAAACAACTTAAAGACAAGTTGCCTATATAATATGTGAAGGAACATTATGACCTTCAAATATAAAATTATTTATATAAATACGGGGTAGGGAAGAGGTAACCCGTCAGGCCCATAAAGTAAATTATATAATTTACTTAGGATATCTGAAGATCGGTGGATCGAAACCACCCCCCGTAAACCGTGATGACTAACTATCATTGCAACAATATAAAATTAATTTATTTCCATACAGCAATCCAAACTTTTAACCTATTATAAAAACCCAAATGGAAATAGTGAAACAATACAAAATTATTTATTAATACGGGGTAGGGAAGAGGTAACCCGTCAGGCTCATAAAGTAAATTATATAATTTACTTAGGACATCTGGAGATCGGTGGATCGAAACCACCCCCCGTAAAACTTTAAATATTTTATATCCTTTAAAATATTTAAATACTTTTATAAATATTGCCATTTAAAATTACCGGCAGTTTTTTGTATTCCTTTACAACATTTGGCAATTGATGAATAACATATATTAGTCTCATTTACTGCATCATTTATACTAAAAAAGTGTTTAATAAAATTATTATCTAAATTATACTGAATAACATTTTTACATTTATTTATAAATCTAGCTTTGCAAGATAAACTAAGTTTCTTTTTAGTTTCTTCAGAAAGAGGTTTCCCTAATTGAGGTTTTGTTCTAACAAAATCAGTTCTACCTTTTAATGTATTTGAAATTTTCTTTTTAGTTTCTTCAGAAAGAGGTTTCCCTAATTGAGGTTTTGTTCTAACAATATCGGTTCTACCTTTTAATGTATTTGAAATTTTCTTTTTAGTTTCTTCGTGATGTTTACCTGAATTACCGCCTTCTTTTAAATTGTATCCATTTGGAACCATAGAATTTAATTTTTCCATATATTGTGTTTCATAATGATTAAGATCTTCATCAAAACAAACACAAATCAAAATAAAATTAAAATTATTAATGCCATATTTTTCAAATGCATATTTTAAATAACGACAATTGCTTCCAATTTTACGATGTTGTCTCCACCTTTTCTCTAAATTTTGTCTCGTTTGTCCAACATATATTTTTCCATTTATTTTATTAACAATCTTATAAATAAATCCCATGTTATTATAACTAACAATATTGTATATTTTTTATATTCTTTTTATAACTAACAAATAATATTGCATTTAATATATATTTTACTAAAAACAACTTAAAGACAATTAGTATATATAATATGTGATACAAAGTGTAACTAATACAACTAATTTGTATCAACAAAAATAAAATGTTTTCTAACAGCGTTTTAACTTTCGATTTATAACGACGTGGCCAGGGGATCGAAACCCCTCATCAGCTTATGCTGATGTAGCTCAGAGGAAGAGCAACGTAAAAATGAAAACAGTAACAAAATTAGAAGCGCGATTCGATTAATCGGTAAAATCACAGTTCTTATATTCTCATTATGAGATAAGTGAATCTGAGCTCTGGGATCATTCCCCAGATCGCGCAACCGTTAAATATTTTATAATTATTAAAATATTTAAATACTTTATTCTCTTCTCCATATAAAACCTCTATTAATAGTATTATCTTTTGCACACTTTTTAATAGTGCTTTTTGGTATTCCAGTTTGTCTTGAAGCATCAGCAAAACAAATAAATGAATTAATTAAATTATCATTTAAATCATATTGACTGACTTTAACACCAATTGATTTAGACATAGCTTCTCTATGTTTAATAATATTAATAATTTCATGATGATTTTCTTCATAATATTTTTTAACACTTTCTCTAATTTTATTTTTTGTTTTTTCAGTGTGAGGTCTATTATTAAAATTACCAACTTTTTTATCTAATATCATTTGTTGATATTTTTTTGAATTTTTAATTCCTTCACTAATTTTATTTCTAACAATTTGTGAATTCATTATTATTTTATTTTTTTCAGACATTTCTATTTTTAATTCAGGATTATCAATATATTTTTGTTTATTATTTTCACTGATTTTCTTTTTAGTTTCATCTGAATGATTTTTTCCTTTAAAACCTCCACCAGGTCCTCCCTCTAAAATATTATACCCATTTGGAACGATTGTATTGTATTTTTTGATATATTCAATTTCATATTTAAAACGATCCTCATCAAAACATATTAATAAAACGTCAAATTTAAAATTATCAATACCATATTTTTTAACAGCATCTTGAAGAGCAGGACAACCAACGCCTCTTTTTATTGTATTTTTATGTTGTATCCATCTTTTTTCAGGATCAGGTTTAATAGTTTCTCCAATATAACACTTTTTAGATATAGTATTTGTAATCTTATAAATAAATCCCATTGTATAACTAACAATTATTAAATATTTTTATATCATTTTTAAAATTAAACTAACTAAAATAATATATATTAACTATAAATCAACTTAAAGACTAATAGCATATATTATATGTGGTAGAATAATATGTTAGTTATTTTACTACTATTTAGTTCCTTACAGCGAATAAACTTTGTTGAAAAAGATAAGACGGAACTAGCTAACAAACAAAGCATTCTTAGTAAAGCGGTCTAATACGCAGGCTTTAAGATCCTGTATCGTAAGATGCGTGGGTTCGAATCCCACAGAATGCAAATTAAGATCAAGTAGTGCCTCGATAATTTAATGGTAAAATAGGTGGCTGTTAACCACCCAACCTAGGTTCGATTCCTAGTCGAGGCGAAAACCATATTTTATTTCATTTTATAAATGATATAAAATTCAATTACTTTTTCCACCTTTACAAAGGTTTTGTGAAGCTAAAGCCAAATTTGCTTTTAATTTATTATCATGCAATATAATCTTGATCTAAACTATTGATCAATATTATAATTTTTTGAATTTAATTTTGGCTTTAGCTTCACAAAACCTTTGTAAAGGTGGATTTATTGAAACTGCTTCACACACTCCCAAAGTTTAGCAGATTCATCCAAAGTAAAAGCCCCGCGCTTCTGAGCCAGATTCAAAAAGGTGACAATAAGCTGCAAAGCCTCATTCTGATTGGTCACAGGCACATCAACAAGTCTAGTCTTCGAAGGACCATTGGGTCCAGGCAATTCGGTAGTAGAAGCAGATTCCATGTTATATATACATTATTGTAAACCAATGTTTAAATGCTTTTTTACACAAAATACTTTAATAAACAATTAAACTAACAAAATAATAATAACAAAATGTATTCGTAATAGGATAATAAAGTTCATCTAAAAAAGGCACTTCATAATAAGACATATGAAATAGTAACCATTGGTCCAAAGGGACTGGCGTTGCTCCCTTAAAAAATTGAAAATTCTTTAAGCCCTTTTATAATATATTATATTCAATCAATCTAAAACGAAAACGTTATATAATATATTATCCTATAATCAAATGTCCCAATTTACTCAAACTGCTATTGATACTGATTCAAATATTTTAAGACCACCCAGCCGTGTGTCTGAACCAATTATACAAATGGCAATAATAAATTTTCACGATACTAGGATCGCAGTTCCTGACTGCCTAATTCCGCATCACAATCTAGAAGAACGCTTTGGCATAGTAAGCATCAATGTTAGAAATGAAATCCCAATTATATCAGAAATTCTCTTCCAATGCACGGTCGACTGCTCTGGTTCCATGTCCGATCCCTGTGCCGATGGTAGAACCAAAATGGCGCATATTATCCACACGCTAGAAAACATGATTCGCATTTTCCACAAAAAAGCAGGTTCCAAAATCTCTATCCGCATTCAATCATTCGACAGCAAAGTATACGTAAACATCGACACAATCGAAGATCTGGGGCAAAAGACTCAAGAAGAGATCGAGGAAATTATTTTAAAGGTAAAGCAAATTGCACCCCAAGGTTCAACAAATATCGAGAAAGCACTCAAAGCCACAACTACTTATCTAGATCAATATATCAAAGACCATCCTTCAGCTCATGTCGCTCATCTGCTACTAACAGATGGAGAGATCACAGACGGAAGTAGCGATAAGACCTATTTGAAAACACTAGTAAGCAATGTCTATCCAAACATTTTCATGGGCTATGGACTACAGCACGACAACATTCTACTAACAAGCTTGGCCTCCACTGGACTGCACAACGAATACCGCTTAGTCGATAATTTGGAGAAAGCCGGACTCGTATACGGCGAAGTAATTCATCAGCTTCTTTATCCAGCACTCGAAGATGTGACTTTGAAAGCAGAAGGCTGCGAAATATACAATTATGCAACAAACACTTGGACTACCACTTTAGACGTCGGGCACTTGGTTGGAGAACAGCAAAAGATATTTCAGATCAGAACGACTACACCTAAAGAAGCACATGTAGCAATTTATGGCAGGACAATTCATCAGACCAAACATAATGAAGTTCTATCCAATGACATCATATTCCAGACACATGCGCTTCCTGTTCCACAAGCACTAGAACCATGTGACCTAACAAATTATTTATTCAGACAGAAAACCCAAGAGCTTCTCTTTGCAACCAAAGAATTACTGGAACGCCAACATAATTTAGATTACAATTTAGATGATCCATTTGACAAATATGCAGCGTTATATGCACCACAGACAAAAGCACAAGATAAATTTGAAGAATTCAAAAAACAAAAGGCTGAGCTAAAACAAAAGATGAAAGATTTCTTCAAGACTATGCTCGACCACATTGAAGCGCGTAATTTAAAGGCCGATACATTCTTAAAGACACTTTGTGACGACATTTACATTGCAATCAAATCATTCGATACACAGCACGGCCTAATGTATACAGCAGCACGCCAAACATCTCAAGGCCGTCAACAGACTTATTCATGCCGACCTGCAACTCAAGAACCAGATGAAGAGCAAGATTTCCTTTTAGATCCAAATGCAGATCCATTATCGTCAATGCCTCGAGCAACACCTCGTATGACAAGAGGATTCTCACTAATGACTCCGGCTCCTCTAACAAGATGTCTAACACAAGGAGTAGGATCAAATCAAAGAAGTCTGATACCACCTATTGCTGTAACAAAAGATGACCTAGATTCAGATCTAGGTATGAAATACGAATTAAGCCAAGATGATACATCCGGATACACAAGCTTAGGAGTTCTAAAAATGATGCGAGAAGTATCATATCAACCGCCAATGCAAGATAAAGACAAAGACCTAATTCCAGATGAAGCATTGAATTTACATTTGCCATAGACCCTTCCACACATCACTAATTTCATCATTTCCCTTTACATTTAATTTAAAAGGACAATTATATTCAGCCACATCATTTAAAGGAGAACAAGGATTGCAAGGACCGTTAACAAAAGAAAACCCAGGCACTTCATTAGGAATATCTTCTAAGGCAAGATCAATAGTTGTAGTATTTTTAAAACCATTAGATAAATTATATCCGTTCACAGTTGTTTTTTGTAAAACTGGATTTGAACTATCAGAACATTTAAATATATTTTTTTTGCTGATTTGACCATTCACAGTGACACCTTGACCATTACCATTAGCTAATCCGTCATCCCCTGTAGTAATGCCAATAATATCTTTGTTAGAATTATTATCATTTGCACCATATAGCAAGAACTGTCCCTCTTTAGTGTTCCATGATAGAAGTCGTTTTGCAGCAGTTTCATTGTATAATTTCATAGCATAATTGAGTGCAGCGCCAGGCTCAAATTTAATTATTGGATTCTGCCAAACAGCTTCCACATACTGTTTCTTTGTATCTTCAGTCCAAGGCCAAAATCCATTTTTCATGAGTTCTTTTGCTTCATCTTCGGAGGCCTGTTCTTGGACAACGCTCATATTAAATTGATTTGCATTTAAATTAACAGTATCTTGATATAAATTAAATTTTTTAATTGTGTCTCTGGACCATACAAAGTTTTCAATAAGGTTACTGGTTTTTATTCCCAATATTTTGTTCAAATACTTATCTATGATCGGATAAAAAATAAAAACACAAATGATTAATAATAATATTTTGATATAACTATAATTCATATGAATATAAAATATAGTTATATTATTTTACAATATATTTTTTAAAAGCGAAGCAAAAACCCTTTAAAAGCGAAGCGAAAAAGGTTGTGAAGACATGTGCGAAAAACGAAATAGAATAACAAATACAGCTGCAAGACCAAGACCCATAAACATGTTATGCATACCAGCTAAAATAATAAAAACAATTAGAATCAAATTGCCTAAAGCGGTGTCAAATAAATTAACAAAAAGTTCTGGAACAGCAAACATGACTATCCATAGTGCAACTAACAAACTAAAAAGCCCGACAATTAAGTTTCGTTTTTTTTGATCCATATTTTATATATTATGC